CATAGATGAATGTTGGCCATGGCAGGGAGCAATGAGTCCTACAGGAGCACTCATGGGTGCTTTCAAAAAAGATCCTGACACTGGTGAATTCCGTCAACAAATGACGCAGGCCCGCAGGCTCTGCTGGATGAGTGAAACCAATGAAGATGTCACACCATATCAAATCACAATGAAATGTGCCAATCAAGCGTGTTGTAATTTTTCTCATTTTGAGATTAAAGAAACAAATAGACCGGAGAAGTCAGAATGGTAATAGAAACCCGTATAGCCGACTATGCATTTGCTGGCATGAACGAAGAAGAAGAGTCAGCACTAAAAGAAGTATGTAAGAGATTCGCCAAAGACATGCGATATGACTTTGAATTCAGTTATTACAGTGTATACTGGGAAGAAGAGGCTTGGCTGAATGCCAATCTTGCCATGCCAGGCATTGACAGTGTGTTGCGGAGAGTTTCTTGATGGCAAGACCCAAGCCCACAATATTACTCTCCAAAGACTACACAGAAGCCACAGGCATTGATGTGTTAGCCGCTGATAGTTTATATGCTGTGTTGTATAAAAGTCAGCCTATAAACGTAAAACAAAGATACTTCTGTATATCAGGACACATTAAAAAGTATCCCAAGTCAGTGTTTACAAATGCCGCACCAGCAGAGAACCTAGCGGCCAAGTTAAATGAAGACTTTGAATGTAATGACTTTACAGTAAAGAAAATATTATAAAAAGGAATAAATATGAATACAGAACAACTAGTAATCAATCAAGAAGATTATAAGTTAAAAGTTAAAAAGACTTGGGTTGAAGCCACAGGCGTATGGCACATACAGATATCCAGTCAAAGCATATTTGACAACAGGTTCGAGATGTTTCTCACACCCGAACAACTTGAACTATTAAAGGCAGCACTATGAAATTAAATTCAATGATTGAAAAAGAAGAAACATTGTTAGAAGAACAAATCCGTTTCTTCCGCATGGTAAATGGCATACTTGCAGGAGCATTCTTCACGGGCTGTGCAATAGCAATATACAAAGTTGTAGGATTATTTTTCTAATGGCAATACAAGAAGGCACAAAGATAGTCAAAGGCTTGGTCATAGGTCGTAATAAAGTAGTAGTGCCACCTGAAGAAGTAGAAGACTTGGCCAGTCTAGGTTGCACTGACAGAGACATTGCCAATTGGTTTGGTGTAGATGAAAACACGCTGAGATATAGTTTTAGCGACTATTTGTTAAAAGGCCGTGAGAACTTAAAGATATCACTACGCAGAGCCATGCTGAAAAATGCCTGTGTAAACTTAAATGCCGCTGTGCAAATCTTTCTAGCAAAGAACATGTTGGGCATGAGCGACAATGGTATGGTCACAGACAATTCAAAAGTTCTACCTTTCACAGATGATGAAGATGACAAACCCACTGAAGAACAACTGGCAGACATGAAAGAAGAATATGCGGAGTTAAATGCCGCTGAGTAAAGCACAGCGTCTTATTGCAGACGCACCATTCCGTTTCCGTGTTGCAGTATGTGGAAGACGCTTTGGTAAGACACACCTAGCAATTAGAGAACTGGCCAAGTATGCCGCCAAACCAGACCAGCGTGTTTGGTATTGCGCTCCAACTTACAGAATGGCCAAGCAGATTGTTTGGAAGAAACTAAAGAAGAAACTACTAAGTATCAATTGGGTAAAGAAAGTAAATGAACAAGATCTCACATTGGAGTTGGTCAACGGCAGCGAGATATCTCTACGCGGTGCTGATAACTATGATAGTCTGCGTGGTGTGGGACTGAACTTTATCGTCATAGATGAAGCCGCAGACATAGACAGCGAAGCGTGGTATGAAGTGCTACGCCCTACACTGGCAGACACTGGAGGACACGCATTATTTCTAGGCACACCCAAAGGCATGAACTGGTTCAAAGACATCTATGACAACCACACCACAAGAACAAACTGGATGAGTTTTCAGTTTACCACAGTGGATGGTGGCAATGTTCCCCCAGAAGAAGTTGAACAAGCAAGACAAGACTTGGATGCTAGAACATTCAGTCAAGAGTTCTTGGCAACATTTGAAAACTTCAGTGGCATCATTGCCTATGCATTTGGACAGCATAACATCAAGTCTGCAGAAGAAATAAATGTCAACGAACAACTTATACTGGGCACTGACTTCAACGTGAATCCAATGAGTTGCACAGTTATGAGAAGAACTCGAGATGGCCTACATTGTATAGATGAGATTGTTCTCAACAGTAGCAACACCAATGAATTAATAGATGAGATACGAAATAGATATCCAAAGAATCCTATTACAATATTTCCAGATCCTGCCGGCGTGCAAAGAAAAACTTCAGCAAATGGCAACACTGATATTAAAATACTAGAGAACGCTGGCTTTACAGTGAGATATCACCGCCAGCATCCATTGGTGAAAGACCGTATCAATAGTGCTAATAGTTTGTTCTTCCTGCGTGATGATGACACTACACGCTTCTACATTGATCCCAAGTGCAAGCACACAATAAAAAGTCTGCAACAGTTCTGCTACAAGGAGAATAGCCAAATTCCAGACAAGGATTCAGGTTTTGATCACATGTTTGATGCGCTGACCTACGCAATACAATATCTATTCCCCATAGATAAGATACGAGAACCTGTTGCTCCTAGAGCATTCGGACATGCACTAGCATAAATAACATATACATATTGGAGTCATAAATGGCTGAGTTACAAACATTTCAAAATGCTTACCTGCAAGCCACAGCAGGAAACACAACATACAGCAGAAATCAACTACGCTGGAAGTTTTTGCTTGATTCATACACTGGTGGACAGGCCTACCGTGAAGGTGCTTATCTACAGCGTTATGCATTGGAAACAGACAGTCAATACGCTGTTAGATTGCAGAACACACCTTTAGACAATCAATGCCGCAGTCTTATTTCATTGTATATCAGTTTCTTGTTTAGAGAGAAACCACACCGTGAGTTTGGTAGTTTAGAAAACAATTTTACCATTGAAGACATTCTAGAAGATGCAGACCTAGATGGACGCAATATGAATGCGTTTATGAAAGATGTGGCAACTTGGAGTAGTGTATTTGGACATGTATGGATCTGTGTAGCCAAACCTGATGTCGGTGCGATCACCATGGCAGACGAACAAGCCATGAATGCCAGACCTTACTTGTCAATGTATAATCCGCTTAGTGTTACTGACTTCAGATGGGCAAGACAGCCTAATGGCGGTTACCAATTAGAATATATCAAGTATGTGGAAGAAGTCAATGGCACTGAAACTGTTGTTAGAGAATGGACATATGATACTATCACAACTTATAACTTAGACACGCAACAAGAGCGTGTTACGGACATGACTGTGGAAGTAAATGGACTAGGTTATCTACCATTCGTCTGTGCTTATGCTGAACGCAGTCCTGTTCGTGGCTTGGGCAATAGTTTGATTGATGACATAGCGGATCAACAGCGTATGATCTACAATGAATTGGCAGAAGTCTATGATTCAATTAGATTAGATACTCATCCCAGTCTAGTAGCCACAGCAGGCACAAACGCACAAGGTGCGGCCGCAGGTCAAGTTATCACCATGGAAGAGAATTTGGATCCAAACTTAAAGCCATATGTCTTACAGTTTGAAGGCGGCCAGATTGACAAGATCTACAATTCAATCAACAATCGTAAAAAGATGATTGACAGCATGGGTAATGTTGGTGCAGTGCGTGTCACAGAAACTAAATCAATGTCAGGCATCGCCATTGAAACAGAATTCCAATTATTAAACGCAAAATTAAGTTCTATGGCTGATAACCTAGAACTAGCAGAAGAAAATATCTGGCAGATTATTTACACATACATGGGTGCAACCTGGGATGGTGAAATAACTTATCCTGATAACTTTGCACTGCACAATCGTGACAATGAACTAAGTCAATTAAAGACTGCCAGCGAGATTGTTCAAGATCCTGTAAAGCGAGCATTGATAGAAAATGAAGTTATGGAAACTTTAGACATTGAAATGCCAGAACACGAACTTGCTGAACAATTGGCAGAACAACAAGGCGTGCCCAGTCCAGATGAAGAAGAAATAACAAGAACCTACGAAGACGGCACAGCAATTAGTCCAGACTTACCAGAGGCTTATGAACCTGCAACTGGCGAAGAAAATTGTAAGAACTGTGGATACTATCTAGAAGGCTTATGCACACGCTGGAACAATGCTCCAGTTAAAGCAACTTGGTGGTGTGCTGCCTGGGAACCAATGAGCGAATAATGGCAACATACACGCCTACACTAGAAATGTCTAATGCCGCAAAGCGTGGCTTGAAAATGCGTGAACAGAGTAGTCCCAGTAATCGTGGTGGCACCGCTGTGGGACTTGCTCGTGCTAGACAATTTGCAAACAGAGAACAAGTAAGTTTAGATGTTGTTAAAAGAACATACAGTTTTCTTAGTCGTGCGGCTGTATATTATAAGCCCGGAGAGAATACTCCCGGCACACAGGCATACTTACTCTGGGGAGGTCCTGCTGCTCTGACCTGGGCGAAAAACATCTTAGACAATATTGAATAAAATTATATAAATACTATACGAGAAATTATTCTCAAAACATTAACTCTTAAAGAGGCGAGGACCACGATGACCCAACAAGAAACATCGGCTACAGAGAATACTGATAACTCTCAAAATGATCAGGCAACAGAAAAGACTTTTACGCAGGCAGAAGTAAATGCTATTCTAGCAAAGACCAAAAGTCAATTAGAAAAGAAATACTCAAGCAAGTATGAAGAACTTGGTGATCCAGAGCAACTGCGAGAAATCGTTAGTCAGCATCAAAAGATTCAACAAGAACAACAACTCAAGCGTGGAGAGTTTGATCGTGTTATTCAAGAATTAGCAGCCAAGAAGGATGCAGAAATTCAAAAGAGGGATAGAGTAATAGAAAGTTTCAAAGTAGAAACTCCTATTGTAGATGCCGCGGCTCGTTATCGTGCTGTGAATCCGGACCAAGTTAAAGCATTGATTCGTAATCAAGTTAGACTGGGTCCAGAAGGTGAAGTTGAAGTATTAGATGAAAAAGGTTCTGTTCGCTATGATGACAGCGGTAAGCCCGTAAGTGTTGATTCTTTTGTCCAATCATGGCTCCAAAGCAATCCGCACTTTGTGTCGGCAGCACCTGCCACAACTAATACTCGTAGCAATGTCACTGGCAATACTACAAGCAAGGTTGATATGACAAAACTAGATATGAAAAATCCTGAGCATAGAAAAATATATGCGGATTATAGAAAAAAGTCCGGCATAGCCTAAAATTCATTTAAGGAGAATTATTCATGGCATCGACAACAACAACCCTAAACGACCTGTTACCTGAAATTATTCAGGAAGCAATGTTCGTAGCATCAGAACGCAGTATCATGCGTGGTCTGGTAAAAAATTATGCTTTGGCTCCAGGTCAAGGTAAAAATGTAAATGTTCCAATTTATCCAACACAAACTGCCGCAGTTATCACTGAAGGTAATGAAGTTAGTGATACATCAGTATCAACAAACACAGCACAACTAACTGTTCGTCCAGTTGCTATCCGCACATTGCTAACAGACTTGGCTCGCCAAGCAAGTGCAAGTAATGTAGTTGCAGACCTAGGTCGTTTGTTTGGTGAAGCAGTTGCTCGTAAAATGGACCAGGACTTAACAGCATTGTTCGGTTCATTGAACGCTGGCTTTGGTGACTACACAGGTCAAATCACAGCCGCTTCAATCTTCCAAGCAGTTGCTAAGTTACAAGCCGCCGCTGTTCCAATGGACGGTATGGTCTGCGTATTACACCCAGAAATCGCTTATGACTTGAAGGCTGCTTTGACAACAGGTGGTAATACACCATTCCAAACTGGTGGTCCTAGTGACAATGCCAACGAAGCAATGAGAACTGGTTATATCGGCACATTGGCTGGTATTCAAGTTTATCAAACAAGTAACATTGCTAACACTGGCACAGCCGGTGACTACGCTGGTGCTGTTTTCAACCGTGACGCATTTGGTCTAGGTATGATTGGTGATATCGCTATTGAAACACAACGCCGTGCGGCTTTCTTAGGTGATGATATCGTATGTTCAGCATATTATGGCACAGGTATTCTACAGAATAACTATGGCCGTTACTTGGCATTTGATTCAAGCATCTAATTGCTAAATTAATCTAAAGGACTATCACAATGAATAGAGCATTTATATACAGTTATAAAACATTCGTAAGTTTTGCGACTTATGAGGATGTCACTCAGCGTGATAGTCGTGTTTTTGAAGCAAATGAAGACTTAACAGAAACTGAAATCAACGATTACTTAGAACAAGCCAGTCAGCGTATTCTAACACAAATTAGGAACACAGAATGGTGGAGAGAATATCAGCGTAGAATGGCACAGATCATAAATCCAAACCTATTACCCGCTGTTAATCCAGATTATATCCTAGCCAGAACGCAGGAGTTCATAGACCTTAATGTGTATTTTGCATTATATGAATATGTGTATCCCAGCATTGCTGACTTTGGCAATCCTGACAGTGCAGAGATTGCAAAGATCAAGTTCTATAAGGACAGTTATAATCTATTGTTTGACGAAGTAATTAGTGCAGGAGATTGGTATGACTTCAGCGAAAATGGCACAATTGATACCAGCGACAAGATGGCCGCTTTCACCAATAGAGTTCGTGTAAGATGAGAACAGAATTATTAACTTATTTGACAGCACAACTGACTGATTCCATAAAAACCAGTCAGGAACTGCCGTTTCAAGAAGGAACTAATCCTCTTTATCTAAAGAATGCTCGTAGAGTATACTTGGACGAACCCTATACTGAACAGGACACGCTGTTGCCTACCCTGGGTAGTTTGCAGATCAATCAACGAACGACTATCGTAAGATGGTTCTTGACCATGGACGCAAAGCAACGAAACACAGATTTAGATTCAGCATTGACAATCTTAGGTAGTGCTAAAGATATCACTACCATCACAGGTGTGTTTACACGCTTGTTTGACTATACAGTCACCATAGACAACGATAGGGTTATCTATGAAGGCGAATACAGATTCGCAAATTTAGCATAAGGAAAATAATATGGCATACATATTCCCAGCACCCGGCGTTGCCAATGTTCAAGCAACTCTGACGATATATAATTATGCGTTGTCC